AAAAACTTGATAGTCTGGAGCAGTTCAGAACATTCGTAGAGATTGATGGTGGATATAAGGTAACAACTCCTGAAGGTTATGTTCTCCATCAAGATGGAGATATGGTGAAATTAGTTAATCGCATTGAGTTCAGTAAAAACAATTTCACTATAGAAAAGAACTGGAAGAAATGAGTTTAATAGAATACAAAACTGTCTACTTCACTTTCGGTAGATACCAACCTCCGACGACAGGGCATGAGGTACACTTTGAAGCGTTGAGAAGACTTGCTGGTAGAAATGACTGGTTTATTTTTCCATCCCCAACTCAGGGCGGTGGTGAAAATCCTTTGGATTTACAAACAAAGATTATTTACATCCAGAAAGCATGTCCATGGACCAGAGGTAAAGTTAGAGAACCAGGGAGAATGACAACTAAAGGTAAAAACAATCCTGTGGTTGCTACAATTCAAATTTTACAGAACGAAGGATATGACAAGTGTTATTTTGTAGTTGGTAGTGATAGACTCGGTGCTTTCAAATGGACTAAAGATGGACTGGGTAAAGATTATTCTTTCTATGATTATGATATAATTAGTTCTGGGGAAAGAGATGCTGATGGAGATACTTTTGCTATCTCTGGAACTAAGATGAGACGCGCAGCATTCGCAGCAGACTTTAAAACATTCCGCCAGGGAATTCCTAGAGGGATGTCTGATAGTGACTGTAAGAAACTGATGGATGAGGTTCGCACTAGATTGCCTGCTGATTTTAAATAATAAATAATAGAACAATCAATTAATTTATTAATGTATAACTTCTCAGAATACAATCAGAAGGTTTACATCCGTGAACAATATTACAATGATGAGATCTTCCCAGAGGGGATGAAGGTGAAGAATGGAAATGATCAGGTCGGTACTATTATTAGACGCGGACCTAATTATGTTATCTGTTTAGATGAGAATCATAAAACTTTTAGAAGTTGGATTTCCGACATTAGTGAGGTTCATGAACTCGGAACTGACGAGACCAGAGAGTATCTACAGGACCTAACTCCTGGTCAAAAGAAGGAGAGGTATGGAAAAACCAAGACTCCTGAATGGTCTACTATGATAAATAAAAGAAAAACACAAAGGGAAATGTACAACGATAGCTATTCGGAATCTTTAATCAAACGCTCTGCCGATGGCATCGGTGGAAAAGAGTGCTACGGTGAAGTTGAAAACAAAACATCTGTGGAAGAGCAGTATTCATCTTCACTCATGGATGCTACTGTTGCTAAGATCTCTTCAGGTAAGTTATTCGAAGCAAAGAACAAAGAAGGCAAAGAGCAGGGTGCCGATGGCAAAGCCTGCTGGAAAGGTTATAAGTATGCTGGCACTGAGAACGGTAAGGACAAGTGCGTGAAGGCAGAAGGATATGGTGCTAAGAAAAAAATGGAAGCACTGGATCCCGTTGGCAAAGAAGATGGCGATGTAGATAACGACGGCGATAAGGATAAGTCTGATAAGTATCTGATGAAGCGCCGTAAGGCTATCGGCAAAGCAATGTCGATGAAGAAAGAATCATTCTCTGATTGGAGATCGGAGATGGGTCTTCAGGAAGCAGCAAAATGTAATGGTAGTGATGAAGGAACTGAGTGTCCTGAGCATGGCATGAAGAAATGTCCTGAGATTGATGAGTCATGTGGGTGTGAGGGTAAAAAGGGAAAAAAGTATTGAGTCAGGAGGAGGCACCTCCTGGTAAAAAATTTGAAAGAATGGTAAAGCATATCAAGAAAGGATATGCTAAGGATGGTAAACTGACCGACAAGGAAAAGTCCATCGCATATGCTACTGCTTGGAAAGCAAAAAATAAAGATAAATAGTTGCGCTTATTTGAGGACCATACAATGCTTTCATTTTTACTCCCACTCGCATACAAAATTGTAGACCAAGCAGTTGCTAAGATTCCTGATGACGCAGAACTCGGTGACAAACTCATCGATCTCTGTCTGCTCATCGTCGGCAAAGCAGTTAAACTGACTAAGACCACGGCAGATGACGAACTGTTTGCCAAGGTATCAGAAGCAATCAAGGCTCGCGAAGAAGCCTGATTACTACTCACAACTAGGTTTTTGGGGAGCATGACTCCCCTTTTTTTATAAATAAAAAAAGATTACGAAAACTTTTAGAGGTAAACGACATGTCGTTGTACGGAAGAACTGATTCCAACGCGAATAAAACTAAAGTTGAATTAACACGCGGTAATGGTCCCGCTTCTGCTAGCGGCGATATGACCGTTGTATTCGTTGATGAACAGGAAGCAGCACTTGCTGAGAACAAAGCAAGAGGCATCAATGGTCCTGGTTGGTGGAATTTCCACACATATTCTCAGGGTGGTGTAACTCGCACCAAGGCAGAGTGCTTAGCATTTATCACTGGTCCTGATACCAACGCTAACGAGACTCAATCTGACGACACCATCGCAGCAGATTACACAATCGTTATTGATTCTCAACCAGCTGCTGCTAGCGTAACTGCTCCTGCCGCTGCCCAGTTTGTAGTTGCTGCTAGCACAACACCTGCTGGTGGTGCTCTGACATTCCAGTGGCAAGAAGATCAAGGTTCTGGATTCGTCAACCTTGCTGATGGTGGTGTATACAGCGGTGCTCTCTCGAACACTCTTGACATTTCAGACTCCACTGGACTGGATACATACCAGTACAGAGTTGTTGTTTCCAACACTGGTGCTTCTGCTGATGTCACCTCCGACGCTGTTACCCTCACTGTTGCCTGATATTAAATGAGATTTGATGAACTGAATGAAGACAATTATATCTTCTTTGCGATTAAATATTACAACAATCCACACTGTACAACTAAAGAGGAATTTGATGAGGACCTTAAAAGGTTCAAGTATGTCAAAAAACTTATACGAAAGTATTTGAACACAGGCGTACTCAAGCATCATTTAATTCTGAATCATTTGATTATTCTTTTCAATGTATTCAATGATGCCACAGTTCCTCTTTTGTTTTATAAAATCGAAAGTAATTGTTGGCCAGCTCTCAAATCTTTTTTACTATACTTAAACAGGATGCCCAAAGATTATCTGGATCATGTAAATTCGGATGATAAATGTTTAGAAGAACTAAATAAGATATGAAAAACATCAGAGAACTTCTACAACAAGCGAGATATAAAATGTGGGAGGAACCAACCATGTCGGTTGGTACTGGTGCCAATCTGGCACTACCCCCAGCACATGAACCTCCTGGCATTCCTGCCAGCAAAAAGAAAAAGAAGTATGATGGTAGGACAAAGGCAGGTCGAAAACTTGTAAACCGAATTCTATTAAACCGAGACAAGCGAGCAAAGAAAAAAATGGCACAAGAACAACACATTAATGAGGCTGATGAGAAGAAGCAGGGACCTTCTGAGACTGAGCGTGCTCAGAAGCAAATTGCCCAGCAGAAAAAACTGAACAAACAAAAGGAAGTTCAGAAGAAAGCTCAGGAAGCAAAGCAGAAAATGCAAAATAAAACTAAAGAGATGGATACCCTGATGAAGGCTCGTCTGTCAGACTTTAGAAAAAAAGCATCAGACAAATCTTCTAAACTTCAGAGACAAGTTTCTGAATCTGTAGGCACTCAGGCACCTGGCGTTGAGGTTCTTGGCACTCTGCTCAAGATTGCTCAGGAAGATACCTACGGCAAGCAGCATGTAGAAGGTTATGTTCAGTTCATGGACGGTCGTAGCATGAAGGTTAATAGTGATGTTGCCAAGAGAATGGTTGCTACATTTGAAGCACTAGATTCTGAGCGTCAGCAACAGTACCGCTTCTTAATGAACAGAAGCGTGGAAGATTTTCTCAAGGTAATGCAATTCAATCCCACATCTATGTGAGGTTGGAATGGCGTTCGGTCTTCAAAAATTGGCAGTTCTTGAATCCAAACTCGATATTTATGAAGATCTCTCTAAAGAGATGCTTGACAAACTTGAAAGAGCAGTCACCACAATCTCTGAGAATAGCAACAAGATTGCTATTGTTCTAGAGCGCCATGAGAATAGACTTGATGAGGGCGACAAAGCAAACCAAGCAATCATCAAGATGATCAATGATCATCAGAAGTATGATGAGAAAATGTTCAACGGTTTTGCTGAGAAGTTAGAGTCTCTAGAGAAGAAGGTAGACGATAATCAAAAGATGCTCTGGATGGTCACCATGAGTGCTGGAGCAGTCATCTTTGTATTACAGTTTCTACCCACCATCGGATTACAGTTGACACCCAAGGCGAATGCTGCTACCATTGTAGGGAATGAGATCGCCCTACAGCATGAGTTTTATTGACAGCAAGTACATCAATCTTATCTCTCCACAACTTGTAAAGTTTGCTAAAAAGAAAGAAGACCTGTACACATTCAGGTGCCCCTACTGCGGCGATTCCAGTAAGAATCGCAACAAGACTAGGGGTTATTTTTATCGCAAGCGTAACGATTATTTTTTCAAGTGCCACAACTGTGGTGTAGGTAGGACCTTTACTAATTTCCTCAAGGATAATGATACTCTTCTTCACGATGAGTACATTATGGAACGCTACAAAGAAGGTTTAACTGGTAAAGGTTCTAATACTCCAGAACCAGATTTCAAGATTCCGTCACCAAACTTTGACAAAAGTATTTTCTCGGATCTTAAAAAAGTATCTTCTCTAAATAATACACATTCGGCAAAAGCATATCTTTCCCAACGCCAAATACCAGAGGATTTATTCTCAATTTTCTATTACGCAGAGGACTTCAATGCTTGGGCTAAACTTAACAATAACCAAAAGGAGTCAAGAATTGTCATCCCCCTGATCTCTACCGAAGGAAAAGTATTCGGTTATCAGGGAAGGTCCCTGGATAAGAATACAAAACTACGCTACATCACGACAATTCTTGACAAATCATATCCTAAATTATTCGGACTTGATCGAGTAAACAAATCGCAACGAGTATATGTCACAGAAGGACCATTTGATTCCTTATTTCTATCAAATGCCATCGCCATGTGCGGATCAGATGTTACACTGGATGATCTTAAGTTCAGTGACATCGTTTATGTACTGGACAATGAACCACGGAACAAAGAAATCGTCGCTAAGTACGAGAAACTTATTGCCGCTGGGAATAGTATCGTTATATGGCCAAGCACCGTAACAGAGAAAGATCTCAATGACATGAAAATGTCTGGACATGATGTACAAAGTGTGGTAGAATCAAATACCTACCAAGGATTAGAAGCAATTATTAAACTAAACGCCTGGAAGAAAGTATGAGTAACGGAATCAAAGTTGTAAAGCGCAGTGGTGCCATTGAACCACTGAACCTGGAAAAGATTCATTCAATGGTTGAGTGTGCGTGTGAAGGTCTCGCAGGGGTCTCTGCGAGTCAAGTAGAAATGAATTCTGGTATTCAATTCTATGATGGTATTACAACGGATAAGATTCAAGAGATTCTTGTCCGTTCTGCCAGTGATCTTATTTCACTGGAGAATCCCAACTATCAATTTGTGGCAGCACGACTGCTTCTGTTTGGTCTTTACAAGCAGGTCTTTGGTCCTGATTGGAAGCATGGATTTCCTGATTTGAACAGTCATCTTGCTGAGGGTGCTGAGAAAGGAATTTATGACAAGGAACTCTTTAATAAATATTCTCAGGAAGAATGGAATAGAATTAATTCGTTTATTGATCATCATCGTGACTACCTATTCACTTATGCTGGTCTACGCCAGGTCGTTGATAAGTATTTGGTACAGGATAGAAGCTCATCGACAATCTACGAAACACCACAGTACGCATACATTTTAGTTGCGGCGACAATCTTCGCAGAATACCCAAAAGAAACTAGACTCGATTATGTCCAGAGATACTACAACGCAATCTCAAAGCACAAAATCAATGTTCCCACACCTATCCTGGCGGGAGTGCGAACTCCACTTCGACAATTTGCTAGCTGTGTGCTTATTGACAGCGATGACACCCTCGATAGTATCTTTAGTAGCGATATGGCTATTGGCAGATATGTTGCACAAAGGGCGGGAATCGGTATCAACGCAGGCAGAATCCGTTCAATCAACAGTAAAATCCGAGGCGGAGAAGTGGCGCACACAGGCGTTATCCCTTTCCTCAAAAAGTTTGAAGCAACTGTCCGTTGCTGCACACAAAATGGCATCCGAGGTGGATCAGCGACTGTACACTTCCCGATCTGGCACAAAGAAATAGAAGATATTATTGTTCTTAAGAACAACAAAGGTACTGAGGACAACCGTGTTCGTAAATTAGATTACTCTATTCAAATCAGCAAACTATTCTATGAACGATTCATCAAAGATGAAGAGATCTCACTCTTCTCTCCCCACGATGTTCCTGGTCTGTCTGATGCTTTTGGTCTTGCTGGATTTGACGAGCTTTATTTGGTTTATGAACGAGATCAGTCTATTCCAAGAAAGACTGTCCGAGCTCAAGAACTCATTCTGGACCTCCTGAAGGAGAGAGCAGAGACTGGTCGTGTTTATATCATGAACATTGACCACTGTAATGAGCACTCCTCGTTCAAGGATAAAGTTTGGATGAGTAACCTCTGTCAGGAGATTACCCTTCCCACCAAACCACTTCAGCATATCGATGATCCTGATGGTGAGATTGCTCTGTGTATTCTCTCTGCTATCAATGTGGGTAAGATTCATAAACTTTCTGAACTGGAAGAACTCTGTGATCTTTCTGTTCGCGGTCTTGAGGAATTGATTGATTATCAGAAATACCCTGTAACCGCCGCAGAACGGTCTACAAAGGCGAGGAGATCTCTTGGTATTGGTTTCATCGGTCTGGCACATTACCTCGCTAGAATCGGCGCTAAGTACAGTGATCCATATGCTCTAACTGAAGTACATAAACTGACTGAAGCATTTCAGTATTTCCTTCTGAAATCTTCTAATCAGGTTGCTAAAGAGAAGGGTGCCTGTGAATACTTTAATCGCACTAAGTATTCTGATGGCATTCTACCGATTGATACATACAAGAAGGATGTTGACGAACTTGTAGCAAACGCATACTTCTATGATTGGGAATCTCTTAGAGCATCTATCTTGGAGCACGGTCTCCGACACAGCACACTGTCCGCACAGATGCCTTCAGAGAGCAGTTCCGTTGTGTCAAACGCAACTAATGGAATCGAACCTCCTAGAGCATACCTGTCCATTAAGAAATCGAAGAAGGGTGTCCTTAAGCAAATTGTACCTCAGTACCAAACTCTTAAGAACAATTACACTCTTCTTTGGGACATGCCTGACAATACTGGTTATATCAATATTGTTGCTGTGATGCAAAAGTTCTTTGACCAGGCAATCTCTGGTAACTGGAGTTATAATCCTGAGAACTATCCTGATAATGAAGTTCCAGTGTCAGTCATGGCGAGAGACTTCCTGAATACTTTCAAGTACGGTTGGAAGACTTCTTATTATCAGAATACATATGATATCAAAACTGATGAATATCAGGAGGATAAAAAGAAATCACTGGAAGATTTAGTAAACAGCATTTTAAGTTCATCTAAGGAGGAAGAAGTCTGTGACAGCTGCTCAATTTAAATTAAGTACAGACAGTGCCGTTAAAGGCATGACGGTTTTTAACAAACAGAAAGTTAATACCAAGAAGCAACCAATGTTTTTTGGTGCTCCTCTTGGTATTCAGCGTTACGATTCTTATAAGTACCCAGTATTTGATAAACTGACTCAAACACAACTGGGATATTTCTGGAGACCTGAAGAGGTTTCCCTCCAAAAGGATCGCGCAGACTATCAAACTCTTCGTCCTGAGCAGAAGCACATCTTTACTTCTAACCTGAAGTATCAGATCATGCTTGATTCTGTACAAGGTCGTGCCCCTGGCATGGCATTTATTCCATACTGCTCACTGCCTGAGTTGGAAGCATGTATGGAAGTGTGGGGATTCATGGAGATGATTCACAGTCGCTCCTACACTCACATTATTAAGAATGTTTACTCGGATCCTAGCGAAGTCCTTGACACTATTCTTGACGACGCTATGATTCTATCACGCGCTGAGACAGTAACCTCTGCCTATAATGATTTCATTAACCATGCTCAAACTTATGGTAGTGGCAATCAGTGGGAACATGCCCTTGAGGGTGTTCCTAATGCTCAGGAAGATCTTTACGAACTCAAGCGTAAGTTGTATCGCGCCGTAATGAATGTCAACATCCTCGAAGGAATCAGGTTCTATGTCTCGTTCGCCTGCTCATTTGCTTTTGGAGAGCTTAAGGTTATGGAGGGATCCGCTAAAATTATCTCTCTCATCGCAAGAGATGAAAACCAACATCTTGTTCTTACGCAAAACATTATCAATAAATGGCGCGAAGGAGATGACCCAGACATGGTTAAAATCGCTGAAGAAGAACGAGAGTGGGTCTACCAAGCGTTCGAATCAGCAGTAAATGAAGAGCGTACCTGGGCAGACTATCTGTTCAAGGATGGTTCGATGATCGGTCTCAATGCTAAACTCCTCAATCAGTATGTTGAGTGGGTTGCTAACCGTCGCATGAAGGCGATTGGACTGAAACCAATCTACGATGTTGCTGCTAAGAATAATCCTCTGCCCTGGACTGAGCACTGGATTTCTTCTAAGGGTCTTCAGGTTGCTCCTCAAGAAACTGAGGTAGAATCATATGTAGTTGGTGGTATTAAACAAGATGTCAAAGCAAACACCTTCGCAGGATTTCAACTATAAGTTTGAACACCACTGGGGTGGTGAAGATAACTGGTATACCAAGGGTAAGAGATGGGCGTTTGGACAAAAGTTTCCATTCAACCATCTCGCCCTTGGCATCATAGAATGGTTGTGGAAACACTGGGTTGATGGTAAAGTTGAGATGGAGATGGCATCCATCGACAGACAAGTAAAACACATGGGGGACATTTGGGACAAGGAAGATGAGCAACGAGCACATAAAGCACAGGTCGTGGAAGAGGGATTATTTGGAGAGGAAGGCTGGTCTATCGGCATTTCAAATTCAGTTGTTGAAAGAAGGTCCGAGCAAACTGACGGACGCATGGGCTCTGGGAGCAATGAGAAAGGATTGGGAGGACAACTTCCAGACCCGTGGGATGACCCATTAATGTAATCTATAAATACCTCCAGTGATGGGGGTATTTTTTTATGAAAGCGCAATCTGCCAAAGCAAAAGGTAGAAGATTACAACAATGGGTGCGAGAAAAACTTATAGAATGTTTAAGTATTCATCCTGAAGATATTGAATCTCGTAGCATGGGCGCTGGTGGAGAAGATCTCATCATGGCAAGAGCTGCTCGTCAGAAGTTTCCTCATAGTATTGAATGTAAGAATGTAGAAAAATTAAACATTTGGGATTCATATGAGCAAGCGAAAGCGAACAGTGGTGACTATGAACCAATCGTCGTTATTAAAAAGAATGGCAAAAAACCCTTGGTAGTAGTTGACGCTGAGTATTACATCCAAATGTTTAATAAAGAACTATGAAACACCAATTTTTACTTTCGTTGGCATTTATTGCCAACTTGGCATTTCCATTGTCATTACAGGCAAAACCTAAAGTAGGTTACTATACAATGGATGCTACAGGGTGCATGATCCTCAGAGAATGTACCGATAATGTACGAAGAATCAACAGTATCGAAGATATTAAAAAGAATTATCCTGATAGCAATTTTGAGTTTGTTGGTGAAGAGTTTAACTCAATGTTGGTATCCCTTAATAAGGTCGGAGTTATGGTTTTTCTAGGAGATGAAAAGTATTTCCCTCCTGGACATCGTGGTGTATACCATACTGTAAGCAATAACTTCTTTCTGAATGAAAGATTTATGCATCGTCCTAATGTCCTCATGACTGTGATGCGTCATGAAGGTTGGCATGCAGCACAAGATTGTATGGCAGGTTCTATTAAGAATTCTATGATTGCTATCATCAAACCAGAGGAGGATGTTCCTCAAGTCTGGAGAGATATTGTAGAGAAAACTTATCCCAAGTCTGCTGTGCCCTGGGAAGCAGAAGCAAAATGGGCTGGTATGACTCAGGGCATGACTGCTAAAGCACTCGCTGCTTGTGCTGCTGGTAACATGTGGGAAGTTTATAAACCCACGCCATTGACCGAAAAATGGTTGAAGGAAAACAAATATATTAAGTAAACTATAAATAGAAGAGCCTAATTATGGCTCATCATGCCCGAAGAAGTAAAAGAAACTCCTAAAGAGGAAGAAAAGAAGAAAGGTCCCTTCTCTAAACTAAGGGAAGCTGCTACTGATCATGAAGGTCAGTTAGAAGCGATCAGCACAATGGTTAGACTTGGTATTCTTATCTGGTCTGGTGGTATTCTTACCCTCGCATACATTAAGTTGCCTGCTGCCCTTGGAATCCCTGAGCAGAAACTTGATCCTACTTTCATCGCATCGGTCTTCACTGGCGTTTTAGCTACGTTCGGGGTCCAGACGGCGAAGAAGTCTGGTGATGGAACAATGAAGATGGGTGGCGGTGGTGTCTCCAAGGCAGATCTAGAGAAACTGATTGCCGCAGCAGCACAGACAGCACCTGCTCAGACTATTCGTATCGAACAAGCACCTATTCAAATTGCCACCGCACCTAAGAAGGACGGTGAGCCACCTGTAATGCCTACGGTATAGATCAATGTTATTAG